GTCATAATCCCTACTGCTTCATCAAGATAAATATCTTCTTTGAGTGCATCTTGCATAGCATTAGGTAAACCCTCAAGTATTTCATCAAACGCTTGTGCTTTCTTATACACGTCTTCAATCTCTTTTAGTAATCCCTCTGTGTCATTGCCGTTATACGCACTAGCACTTATAACGGACTGTTCGATTTGTTCGCGGTTATTCATTAGTGTCTTCCTCCATTTGACCTAAAAATTCGTAGAACTCATTTGTTCCGTCTAATTTGTCCATTCGGTACAATATAGCACTTGCGTTGATTTTAGCTCCCATGTTTATAGCTACTGCCTTGTTCGCTCTACTCTCAATCTGTAGTTCGTTAAGTCTAAAACGGTAAAATTCGTATCTTCCAAGCAATTCATTTTTGACTGTGCGCCACATGATCTCCAACTCTTCGTTACGCTCTCTTAACTTAGCTATATCCCCAATAAGCTCGTCACGTTGCTTCTTGTACTCATCACGTTGTTTTCTCATCTTCTTCAACCTAGCGTCCATTACGCTTAGTTGGAACCCTGTTTCATAGTTCATTCTACCAATCTCCCATCTTTCCAAATTAATGTCATAGTTAGGCCGTCGTTCAAGATGTAGAATGCTTTGGTAGGGAAAAACGTGTTCTCTAAACGTTCGTTGATACTAATACTTGTGTGTAACGCTGACATATAGGCTCCCTCTTGAAGCTCGTACACTTCAAACAACCTATCAAATACTGTATCTTCTGTGATTTCCTCTTCAACTTCAACTATGAAAGGAGTATCAATTGGAATAAAACTTGATATCGAACACGTATTTGTATTTCGTTGAAAACGAACGAATCCATTACTAAAAACTTTTGCAAGAAAAATTTTTCCTTTTGATAGCTCCGGATTTTCTCGCGCCCACTTAATTAATTCATCTAGTCTCATTTCTTTTTTAACTTTGATTTTCATTTTTACATCTCCTTAAAATAAAGTTAGTTGCTTCTGTTCCTCATATTCCAAACCATGTTGCTTTATATATATTTCGAGCTCTTCCGCTGTATCAAATGTCTTTTTCACGCCTTGCCAACCTGGTACGATATGCCCATGAAAGTAATAAGTGCCGTTTACTACATGGATATGCGCCACTCGCTCGTTATCCTGATACAGGTATCTCTTAGAGCCGAAAAATTGGTTTAAATGTTCTTTACGTGCGCTATCTACCATGATCTACACCCTTACTTTTGGAAATATGTCGTTTTCCATCAGGTAGCACGCATAACGTCCTCTTGGATGTTTCTGTGGCACATTAAACAAATGCGGTTTCTTTCTTCTTAGCTCTGCCTCTTTACGTCGTTGCCTAGCCATTTCACGTTCTCGCTCCAAAGCTTTTGTTATTTGTATTTCTCTATAGTCGTTTAACTTCATGCCGAAAGGTGCATCAATTGCTTCCGACAACTCCCAACCTTTCGCAACTCTGTTTCTAACTATTTCGGGCGTGAGTCCTTTCTTTTTCATCTGCTCATTTTCATATTCAGTGTATTTAGAAGGGGGGTTTTCTTGTGGTGGCGCAATAAGCGCATCGCCCGTTAACCCTTTTGATATTCTGTAATTAAGTAGTCCTTTGCTTAGGTTGTACTTTTTAACTATTTCGCTAACAGTCATCATCTTGCCGTCAATCTTAACTTTCTTAGGCTTTACTACATTTTGTATTAAGTCTTTTCCTCTTGAACCTCTATCATACCTAGTAATTAGTGTCGATACTTTGATGTCGTATTTATCAGATGCATCAATAAGCGTCATCAACTTACCGTCTATTCTTACTTTCGTTTTTATGCCCGCCATTTATTCCACCTCTACATTTACATTTCTAATTTTTAAATTGTCATACTCTAGTATTTCGTCAGGATTGTTATATAAGTAATCTGCCAGCGTTTCTTTTTCTTTATCCACATCATCAAAATGCTGATATTCAACTTCTGTAGGTATCCTTATATCAATCGTTGCGTTTATATATGCTTGTTGTTGCATTAAATCACTTCATTTCTCTTTTTCTTTTACGTCTGACTTTCACTAAGTCTTCATATGCTATCCATTCTTGACCTGTGTACTTAGGTGCTTTACATATCCACGTTAAATTCACATCTCTATACTGATATCTGAATATCTTCGCTTTGATGTTGGCAACTTCAGTCGCCTTACCTTTAACATCTAAAACTTCGACCAGTTTGCCATCCTTCCACAAAGAGAAATCAGCTATATACGTAATCGGTCTTTGTTTCCCAAATTTAGGTTGTAGTTCGAATTTCGGTTGTATTTCGATACGATCATAGTTAGTGCCATTCATATTACTTTCTAAATATTGGTAATATTCACACTCTACTTTGCTATCAAATACAATTCCTTTGTACTCAACTTTCTTAGCGTTGTATTTACTCATCGTCCACCTCTAAATATCAAATATCGTCGCTTGTAATCCTAGTTCTTGCTCATATAGAAGCCCGTGAGCGCCTTTAAATCGTTTTAGGTCTCTATCAGTCATAATTTTCTTTTCGTCGCTGAAATGGGCTCCTGTGAGCGAATAAACCTCATTTACGTTGTCTTTATACTTGATGACCTTAATATCTTCCGTGCCATCTTCTCGGTATAAGTAATATTTTTCTTTCGGCATTTTTTAACACTCCTTAATGTGTGTTTTCTTCCAGTTGATTTCATTCATGATTTTCTTTTCAACTCTGTCGTAATCATCGAAAGGCGATAACTCGTTATTGTCCAACAATCTATTGACCGCCCAACCAGTCTCGATATATACATTTGCTACAATCGGGTCGCTTTGCTTTGTCTCTTCATACATCGATTTCAATAAGCTTTTGAATTGCATTATATTCATGTGAAAAACCTCTGAGTCTTCTTGTAATACTCAAATTCAATTATTCCGGTTTCGCCGTCTTTGTTTTTGGCTATGTTACATTCAACAATAGATTTGCCAGTGATACTGTCATCTTCGTCACGGTTATAATAATCATCACGGTAAAGTAGCATCGCTAAACTCGCATCTGCTTCTATTCCGCCTGATTCTTTCATGTCCGATAGCATTGGTCTTTTATCCTGTCTAGACTCGACACCACGATTCAGTTGTGAAAGTAGTACGATGATTGCGCCTGTCTCGTTAGCGATTATCTTTAAGTCACGTGATATCTTTTCTACTGCTACACGTCTATCAACTTTCGCATCAGTATCCATCAGTTGAAGATAATCTATAAAAATAACTTGTTGCCTGTCTGAATGCCTCATTGCTTGCGCTCGCACATCTTGCGGTGTGATATTACTTTTATCAGAAATATCGATGCCTAATTTCATGATTTTATCCATCGCATTCGTTAACTTTGTTAAGTCATCCGGCGTTAAGTTCCTGATTTCTTTTATCTTTGTTAACTCAATACCAGTAATTGTTGATAACATACGTTTCAATACTGATGTGCCAGTTGTTTCGAGACTAAAGAAAGATGTTTTGTATCCATTTTGTGCTATGTTCAGCATCATGTTTAATGCAAAACCTGTCTTACCCACTGAGGGACGCGCTGCGATGACGATTAATTGCGACGGCTCCAATCCCCCTATTTTGTAATCCATGAGCTTATAACCCGTCTTAATTTGCTTCTTAGGGCTATCGCTGTATAACTCATCGACAAACTCCTCAACAAACTTCTTGGTTCCGTCTTCTTTTCTGTTAGTAATTGTTTTTAAATCCTTGAGTTCATCAATCAAGTTATTAAAATTTTGGTTCGTAGGTTGTTGTTTGAACTCAGTTACCAATTCTTTCGCTTTGTTGATTTGATAACTTTCCAATAATTCTTGTTGATAACGTTCAAAGAATCCGTATCCAATGAAATCGGAGTTGTAAAGTTTAGTTATAGTATCTGCATCTAAAAACTCTTTATCTTTAGTTGCTTTTAAATAGATTTCTTGATGATCTATCTTTCCGACGTCCATTACATAATTGAAAAAGGTTTTAAACTTTTCGTTCGTAAACATGTAATCTTTAACTCTTATCTTTTCTAGTACGTCCGGTTGTTTAAGTAGCGTAGCGATTATTGTGCTTTCAATTTCAAATTGACCGTAATTCATTCGTTATCGCCCCCAAATTCTGCCAACTTATTCATGAAGTTATCTAGCGCTATTTTTCTTTGTCTGACATATTCGGGGTCATTCTGCATTTTCCATTGGTGTGTAGCGGTTTCGTTGTCTACCGGCTCAATAGATACTTTTTTAGGTGCCTTACGCATGATTGCTGGTAGGTTAGGCGGGTACGGGTTGTTACTGTTGATATATCCATCTACAGCTTTTACAGTTGGTTGATAATCCCCGTTTTGACTTAATACATCAATCCACATTTCTAACTTTGGTTTATCAAAATCGATGTTGTATACGTACCTAACTTTTTTAATAATTTCTAATGCTTGTGTTTTGCTCATCGGCATTAGTCATCACTCAATTCTTTTTCCATTTGTGCTATGACATCATCAGTAGTTTCTTTTTTAGAGTTACGAGGTTTCAATTTGTTTTCAGCACTTTCTTTATCTGAAACGCCTTCTTTATTCCAGTTCTTTAATACAGTTAGTAAGTAATTCAGACCTTTGTTGTTTTCTTTGCAGTAATCGGTAGCGACTTTTACTATTTCGAACTGATCTTGCTTAAATGATTTAATTTCGTGTTCTAACTGTTCTGCTTTTAAAGGGTTTTGTATAATTTCTAAATTGGTACTAATATACTTAAATGACTTTGAGACGTCGTCTGTCTCTCTATGTTTGTTAGTCTCTGTGTAGTCTATGGTATTGGTCGGGTCATTTTGTCCTCTTGCATCGTGCCAATTTGTCCTCATCGTCGGGCCATTTTGTCCCGATGGTCGTGCCACTAGTTTGTTTAATGTTTCATAATTGATTGAATACCATTTTGTACGGTCAAATCCAGCCTTGTTGTAGTTACCTACATGCAATAAATTTTGTTTTTCTAAACTCCCAAATGTCCTTTTTATAGTTCTCTCGCTCCAAAATGGAAATTGTTTTTGCCATTCTGGATAAGAATTAAAAATCCAAGTTTTGCCATCGTATTTATGTTTTGAGTTGTTTAGCCAATAATGAATTTGTTGCAATACTATTGCTTCGTTTAACCCTATTAATTCAGCTAATTTCGGTAATACTTGTATCGGATAGTCATCTATTAGTAACTTATTCATTTTTCTCTCCTTTCAACATTTTATTGAGCCTCTCATCAACTTTTATCCACGAGTCATGCAAGTGATATTTATCATCAAACGACTTAACGCCAATCGCATGTTGCTGGTTATGATGTTCGCGACATAACGCTAATACATGTTTGTTGTAGTGATTCATTTTGTTTCTGTTCATTCCTCTGCCGACTGCTTCATAATGTGCTAGGTCTGCGTGAGGCTTTCCACAAATTACACAGTTGCGGTTGATTGTAGCCCAATACAATAGTGCTTTATCTTCACTTAACAACTTGCTTGTTTCTATGCTCATAGGTATTTGATGATGAAACATAAACGCTATAATCAGTTCTATTAACTCCCTTGCAACTTTCATAGAATAGTCGCGCAGACTGATTTCTTCATAACCTTTCATAATTTCCAATTCTGTTTGTAATAATTTTCTAATTGATTCCACCGGTTCTCCCCAGTGAAGTTCTATATCTCTACACATTGCGAATATTTTTTTGCGTTGTTCTATAGATAGTTTTTTATTGTCCGGAACCTCTACTTCTGCTTTTAGTGGATATCCGTTTTCTAGTAAGTCAATGTGACTTTGTTCAAGTTCAACACCAGTAGCAACGACGGAATAAGTACCGTCATTGTCTTTCTGGTATCTTGTAATGTATTGCATTTAAACCACGTCCTAGAACGGTAAATCATCATCATTGATTTCTATTGGACCATTAGCATTAGCGAATGGGTTTGATTGTTGACTCATTGGCGTCTGTTTCCCATTTGCTTGCTGTTCTTTTTGTTTCATCTCATCAGTTTTAGGTTCTGGTTTATTAACTACTTCATCGTCTTTATTCCAAACTTTTACATATGAGAGTCTTACAAAATACTTGCCTTGTTCCTCGTTAAATTTATTTTTAAGTACAATAGTTCCGATTTTGTTAATTAATTGATCTGTGTCAAAAGTTAAATCTGGTAAGTTCAATTTAATTCCTAATCTACTAAGTAACTCGATATATTGTTTTTCTTGATAATCTTGTTGGAATGGTGGGACGAATTGGTTGTGTTTGTATTGTTTACCTTCGTTGTTTTCAAAAACAATCGTGAAGTATCTGTTTTCTCTGTCGTTAAACTCGACATTTGCAACTTTTACTGTAAATTCTCCAGCTCCTAAAAAGTCCCCACCTTTCATGAATGCCTCTTGATTAGTTTCTTGAATGTATTGTGTTCTACCAGTGATTTTCATAATTTTTATACCGTCCTTTTAATTAATTTTTAATTACCATTTCTAATTGCTTGTACAACATCGTTAATACTTGGATTAATGAAACGTTTGTTGTTAATTTTGATGTTGCTTGAGTGTCTTATCTTTGTCTCGAATAAATTTGATGGTTCAGCGTTAAGTACATATTGATAAGTTTTTTCGCCGTCTTGCTCATGTTCTTCTATTGTCATTCTTGCTAACACGTCAGATTGACTGATGACTGCTTTTTTTATTTGGTCTTGTGCCTCTATCGTGATTGTTGGATTGATAGTACTTCCCTCATCATCTTTGTCTTTGTTAATGCCCTCGTGTCCGCTTATAGCAAGATGAAATTGATAATGTTCTTGTAATTTAGAAATATAACGATAAATACTTACAATGCGTGTAGCACACTCGCCCCAATCATTAAATGTCGGTTTCTTTGATTTACCGTCCATGATGTCGTCCATAGTGATATCACGTAACTTTTGGATTGTTTCAATCACTACAACATCAATTTGTTTTCCGTTTTCTCTTAGTTGTTCAATAATTTTAGGCAGCATTTTAATCACTGCACTAAAATGCTTATAATTCTTAATCTGCACAACTGCCCCATCTTCTGTTACCGTTGTTCCGTCCTCATTTATATCTAGTACTAAGGTATTGTTATCTTTTGTTAAAAACGTAGTTTTACCAGTACCGAACTTGCCGTATATCGCAAATTTATAAAACTTGTTTGCATTTTGTTTGCTGATGTCTTTTACACCTAGTTGCGTTAAAATATCGACATCTTGATTAGTTTGTTCAGTCATGTTCTACCTCCTCGTACTCAATAGTTTCTGTCACTGTTTTCTTGATTGCTTTGTGATAATCCATATTGATACTCGCTTCTTCCATACCGTTAAACTCCCTAGCTCTATTTCTATTTGTGGAGTAACTAATATCTGAATTGTTATCAGTTGGTTTGTTAGTTATATAAATTGGCATATCCCTATGACGAATGATATAAGTTACAGTCTGCTTCATAGCGACCTCCTACCATTTCATGACTAAGTTAATTAGTCTGTCCTGTTCATCTGTGTTCTCTTCAATCCATTCATAAATAGATTGATTTAATATGTCTAATGCTGTGTATAGATCATTCTCATCTGTTATATTTATACCGTCGATAAATCTATCTTCTAAATCTAAGACATTCACTAGAATGCTGTAATCTTGTTTCTTAACTGCTAATTTAAAATCGAATCCGTCTACATTAATTACTTTTTGACATACATCGCCAATTTTGTAGTACATTGTTGACACTTCCTTTATTTCGTTTTATATTGAATATGCATTAATTTTCTAATTGTTTAGACTGTTACTCATTGCCGTGAGTAACAGTTTTTTTATTCTTCATAAAAGTATTCCTTATAAAATATGAATGTTGCGATACTTGCGAATCCCGCAATCGACCATGCAGTAGTGAAGTATAGAAACGGCATAAGTACAATTGCTAAGACTGTAAAGCACAGTACTGCTACTAGGTAGCTTTTATAAATGTTGCTCATTTTATTCTCTCCTTATATATTTCATTGAAATGCTCATCGACGAATTTATTCATCTTTCTTGCGTTAAATCTCCAGCGATTAAAATTCTCATCAGGGTAATGCACAATTCCTTGCGCTCTTAGTTCTTTTTCAAATCTAGGATGAAATAGTAATCTGTCCTTGATAGTCTCATCAGATGCAATTTTTAATTTCTTCTTTAAGTCACTCATGTTCCATACAGGGTCTAATGAATAACCAATTAGCTCATCATATTCATCTTTTGTGATAAGTACATGTGTTTCAGGTATTGGAACTGTTACGTTTAAAATATGTGGCATTTCTATCTTTCCTTTCGTGTATAATGTTGTTATCTCCTAGTGAAAGGAGGTGATATTGGTGTATATTGATCCTTTAAAAAATGTTCGTTTTTCTATTAATAACGTAATTAGTAATGTTGAAATTTCTAAAAGTATGGCAATTAAACAATCTTTAAAACCTAAGTACCAATTAGATATAATTAATAGAAACAACATAAATTTATTTTCTGACTTCAAAGTAGACTTTCATCTAAACAACTTAATTGAAATGAATTTTAATTTGCGTAATTCTTTTTCATCTCTAACATTTCAAAGAAATTTATTTTCTGAAGAAACGATAAAATCTTTTAAGGAACTCTATAGGTTTGATGATGAGATTGTACTTCAAGCACAACAGACCATTAGAGATTTTTATATCAATCCAACTGCTATCTCGACTTTGGCTGAAGCCATCAATTCGACCTATCCAATAAATGAGCAAAGTACCTACAAGAGACACGATGAATTTGTCAAACGTATCGAAAATGATTTTCCACATCCTTTCAAAAAGTTAATAAGATGGTCTAATGGCATTGCAGCAGGTGCTGACATTCAAATCTTTGTAACAAACTATATAAACGAGAACGATTTACATATTCAAAATTCATTGATAGTTGCTATAGTTTGTTTATTAAGTTTTTTATCGACCTATTGTTCACATTCTAAAAAGTAATAATAAGGCCTAATTTAGTTAACCTTCTTTAACAACTCTGCAACTGCTCGCAACAATTCAGGGTTGTTACTTCTTTCTAAACAGTAACTAGCATGCTTTAGTAATTTGAGTTTTAATTTATTTTTTTCTTTCGCGATTCTAAATTTTTGTAACATTTGTTATGCCTCCTTTGCATTTCCAAAAATTTAATCTAACTTAAATTCTTTTCCATCTATTAATCCATAAAAGTTATTTTTTAAATGCGGATGTCTTTCAAGCGTCATTTCAATAAAA